TAATCCCAAGGCCGCGGGTTCGATTCCCTCACGGCGCACCACCGAAACACCAGGTCAGAGTATGAAAACGCTCTGACCTTTTTCTTTTTGTGCGCAAAGTTGTGCACAGATTAGCGCCAAGTATTGCACAAGCCCCTATTTTCGGGCGCAAAAGCGGACGATTAAGACTAATCAGCAAACAAAAAAGAGGGGCACCTAGCGCAAAGCTAAGTGCCCCGTTCGTTTGTATGCCGCCTGGTTTCGCTTGCATCAGAGGCGTAGACGGCTTATCGGGCGATTCTATCACTAAAAGCTTTGAGTGAGGTTTTAGTGACAAGACGAATCGTTTTAAGTGATTCGGCGCGGGTTCGGCGCGGGTTCGGCGCGGGGTCGCCGCGATTAGGCGCGAGCCAGGTAGTCAATGGACACCCAGCCGCTTGGGATCTTCGCCCAGGAGCCGCGAACTTCGGTGACGGTGACGCGGGTACCGTTCTTTAGGCAGCCATTACCGTAGGCGTGCTGCTTCGCGTTGGCTGTGAGGTTGCGGTACGGAACCTTTGCGTAGCCAGTGCCCGCGCCGCTTCGCACGTTCAGCGCCGATGCGGTGACGCGGTACGTGCCCGCACTGGATGCTGTGGTCGCCGTAGCCTTGCCGCCGCCGTACGTGGTGTACTGCAGGCAGATCCAGCCGCTAGGGATACGCGCCCAGTTGCCTCGCACATCCATCACGGTTACTCGGGTTCCCTGCTTCAGGCACCCGTTGGCATAGGCGTGGGACTTCGCGTTGGCTGTCAAGCCGCCATAGGAGACACGGGCGTAGCCGGTCCCAGGACCCTTGCGCACGCACAATGCCGAAGCGGTGGTTGTGTAGACGCCCATGCTCCTGGAGTTGGATGCGCTTACGGTTGGCTGCTGTGCCTCGCCCTGCTCAACGGTGCCGCCCGTTTGGCCCGTGCCCATGTAATCGCGCACAGCCGCCTTGAACTGGTTCCAGCTCTTGCCGTACTGCATGAAGTAGCCCAGCGGGTCGGTGTGATCGGTGCCGCCCCAGCGCATGCGCGCGTCGTTGTGGCTGATCATGCGGTCGATGCCCCAGCCACGGCTGTTCAGGTAGTCGCCAGCCCACTTGACTGCCTCAGACCACTGACGGTTGAAGTCGTCGCGGTTGGTTGCGTGGCAAAGCTCGATGTTCACGCATCGGCTGTTGCCGTTTCCGACCGCCCACGCCTTTCGATTGTCCGCCATCGTGTGGTAGACAGTGGATCCGTCGAGGTCCATCACGTACTGCACTGCGTAGGCGTAGCCGCGGCTGTACAGCTTGTAGTGGTTGTAGGCGCTTGCACCCGGGTTGCTGGTCTCGTGGATGACGAGGTAGCTTGCGTTGTTGACGCCGTGCCCCTGGTTGCAGATCGTCTCTTTCTGGGTGTAGGCATGAGCCGTGCCAGGCATCAGCGCCGCAGCCAGCACGAGTGCCAGCAGCAGCCCCACAACCTCGGCAAAAGCCTTCTTCTGGTGTTTGCTCACTGGTCGCCACCGCCCTTCACCGCGCTGATGCCGATGCAAGCGCCGATGAACGTGCCCGCGCCCGTGATGATGGTCGCAGCGGTGGCGGTGTCGGCCCAGCCAACGGCGTTGCCAACGGTGAGCGTCAGCGTCGCGAGCGCTGGGCATACGACCAGCCCGACCCATTTCAGCACGTCGTACACCTTGTCGGGCAGCAGGTACTTGTTCTCTTCTTCCATCTCTCAATCCTCCTCTACATGTGCGTTCATGATCTCCTGGTAAAGCTGGGTGCCCGTGCCGTTCCCACCTAAGTCGTGGTAGGCGGCGTAGACGCTGGTGGCCTGCTCCTTCACCCGCACTGGGCACGAGCGCCCCGCCACAACGTAGTCGCGGTGGTAGTCGATGAGCTGCTGGCGCAGAAGCGCTCTCATCCCCTGCTCCATCGCCTTGTCGTGGGCCGACTCGCGCTTTACCGCTCCCTTCACGTAGACGATCAGGCCGCCCACGATGGATGCGAGCAGCGGGGACACGACCCATCCGACCAGCTGGCTTGCCTCAATCAACGGATTCACCTCCCTTCCAAACCAGGCAAGAAAAAAACGGGCACGCGCCAAAAGGCAACGTGCCCGTTTCTCTTTATGCCCCAGGTGTCACCCGGTTGCTTTTACCCGCACACGCGCTCGATGAGCACGGTCGCGGACTCGATGCCGACTGCAGCGTCTGGTGCGAACGTCAGCGTCGCGTACGATCCGCCTATGCCGCTGACCACCGTCACGTAGTCGACGATGGAGACGGTTGCGAGATCGCCCGCCGCAGCGAGCGTCGCGCCCGCCTTTGCCGAGGCGGCGGGAACGCCGCCCTTGCTCATCTGCACGTTCACTGTGCCTGCGGCGGTGGCGTTCAGCGTGAAGCTCGACACCACGCGGTACGTACCGGGCGCACGGAGCAGGATTCCGCCCGAGCCGTTGCCCTGGACCGCACGCGTCCTGCTCGCAGCTACCGGGAACAGGATGCTGCCGCCAGCTCCCACGGCCTGGGCTGCATCGCCTGCGTAGGCGAACTTAGCGGTCTTGCCCATGGCGCACCGCCTAAGCCGCGAAGGCGGTTCCGTAGCCGCCGCAGCAGCCGTTGCCGCCGAAGAACGGGTTGCCGCCCGCGTTGTAGGTGGTGGCGTTCGGGTATCGCACAACGCCGCAGAGCGCGTTCTGCATCTGAAGCTGGTTTACCTGCGCCTGAAGGGCATCGATCTTGCCCTGGCAGAGCGCATCGAGGACCTTCTGCACCTGTGCGGTGGTGTTCTCGTTGATTGCAGCCGTGTTCATCGCCGCGTTGTAGTTCACGGAATCGATGTTGCGGTTGGTCTTGCAGCAGCAGTCGGACATCTGCTGTGCGAGCGCGTAGTCGCCGTTCTGGATGGTCTGCTGGGTCTGCGCGAAGTTGCGCAGGTTCTCGTAGCCGAGGTTGCAGATTCCGTTGTCGGTCTGGCGTGCGATGGCGACCTGCTGGTCGCTCATGCGGCCGACGGCGTTCTCAAGGTTGTTGAAGTTCATGGCGTTGCAAAGCCCAGCCTCGGTGACTGGCTCGGTTCCGTTGCCTCGGTTCCAGCCGTTGCCGTACATGAACAGGAACAGGACGATGATCCACATCCAGCCGCCGCCGAAGTCGTCGTCCTTGGCCACTGCGGCGATGTCCGCCGCGCTAAGGGGAGAAGTTTCCATCTTGGACTCCTTTTCTCGAAATGTGCATTCCTATCACCTCTCGCGAGTTAGGTGTCTACTTCAGCCCCAGGCTGGCCATGATCTGCTTCGCTTCCTCAAATGCTTGGGAGCACTGGCCTTGCGTGATTTGCCCGCTGCGGAGCATCTGCTCCACCCGCTGCTTGGCCTGCTGCGGGTTGGTCGATTTGATGAACTGCATCAGGCCGGGCGGCTGCTGCCGCTGCGGCATGCTGCTTGAATTGCTCAGCAAGGGATTCAAGGCTGCTCCTTAGTGTCTCGATGTCCTTCACGGTGGCGTACTCCGTCGGAGCGTCCTCTGCGGCCTTGAAGTCGTATGCGCTCACGGACTTCTGCCCGCTCGCGTCGGCTTCCACCACGTAGAACCTTGCCTGGTTCCTGTCCATGAGGATCTGCTGGCTGTTGGGAGCGAGCTGGTACATCCGCGCCGACTCAACCCCGTTGACGAACTGCAAGCCCTGCGGCTGCTGTTGCTGCATCTGCGGCATCTGGTACGGCATGGGGAACGATGGCTGGTATCCGTTGAACATTTGAGGCTCCTAAGACGAAGGAAGCCGCCCCAATGGGCGGCTTGCCTGGTTGGTTCGTATGTTCGGCCTCTTCCCGGGCACAATGGGCACAGGCTGGGGCATAATCAGGGCACGAGCCTGTAGCCCTCGCCGTAGACGCACGCTATGTGCCCGCCACCTATCTTCTTCCGCAGGTTTCGCATCCTCTCCTTCAACGCCCTGCTGCTCGCCATGGACTCCGCTCCCCACACCTCGCGTATGAGCGTCGCCTTGCTCACGGTCGAGCCGCCGGCCATCGCAAGCTGGTACAGCAGGTCGAACTCGAGCTTCGTCAGCCGCACCTTCCTGCCGTCGACCGTTGCGGTCTGCTCGGAGCGGTTCAGCCCCAGCTCGCTGTCGGCATGCCAATGCCTAACCTCGCACCGGCGCAGTATCGCGCGTATTCGGCACGAGAGCTCCAGCATCCCGAACGGCTTCACCAGGTAATCGTCCGCCCCAATCCCAAACCCGTACACCTTCTGCGCCTCGTCGTCCAAGTCGCCCATGAATATGACGGGCGCGTTCGTCCTGTCGCGCACAAGCTGCACGAAGCTGAAGCCGCTCACGCCTGGAAGCTCAACATCAACCAGATAGAGCCTTATGCGGTTTCTCCTGGCAATCTGCACAGCCTCCTCCGCAGAAGAAGCGTGCAAGTGCTTTATTCCCATGTCGTCGAGAGCACGCTCGATACGGCGGGCATGCTCCGCATCGTCCTCGACTATCAGAATGCGCGTCATTTTCCTTTACCCCTAACTGTCGTTTTCCTTCGCATTGATTAGGGGGGGGGTGGGCACGCACCTCGGCTGCCTGCACGTCCGCTTCCGTCCGCGCATGAGCTGCTTGGGCAATCCTCTTTCGTGTTCCATCAACATGGGTTGAAATATATGCCAGTTTATTCCGACCTGGGAAAACTGTGTCAACTTTGTGCCTTTTCGTTGCCGTCATATTCGGCGAGCGGGCAGGAAAATCCCAGGTGGAAACACGTATGAAACAAAAGAAAAGCACCTGGGATTTTCCAAGGCTGAAAGGAACGGTCATGAACCTAAAGGAAATCGCCTACAGCCATTACCTGCCCGCCAAGCGCAAGCGGCAGGCCGCTTGCAAGCGTTACAGATCCGTAGCTTGGAATCTCCTTGCCGACAACCAAGTCGCACAGATTGACGCATACGACGCTCCCGAATCTCGCGATAGTCAATAGTCCGCCTTTTTCGGTGAACTCGAGATTCGGCCTCAAGACCTCCCGTGATACGGAATACCTAATAAACAATGCGCTCAATCACTAGAATAGAGACGCTTGTGCCCAGCGTCATTGTGTTGTCGTCGTTGTACGAGCTCAGGAAGACAGAATCGCTCGTTGACGTCACCTTGGTTGTTAATTGGGTAAAGCCCGCTTCGGCAGTGGCGCCAACGTCGGTCTGAGCGCTCAAGACGGAAATCGCATTACCAGCCTTGATTTTGAACGGCAACTCAATCTCTTTAGTTGCTCCTGACTTCGGTGGGATTCTCCCCGTCCCTTCTGTTGTCCATGCCGCGCGCAATCCGCTTGGCATTGTGAGAACCGTCCAGTAATTGCTTTTGCTTATCCGTGATACGGAATCCCCGAGCTTCTTGGTTTCGGCTCCAAGGGCAACAAGCCCCTTCACGCTGTCGAGCATCACGGCGGGCGTTCCCACGCTAAGCCCCGTAAGCTCCAGGCGTGCAAGGGGCACAACCACGTTGGTATCGCCGCCAAGGATAGAGCCGACCGCAACGGCTGGGTCGGTTGCGGTGCCAGTTGTCTTCGCGCCCGCGAAGGCTTGCAGCCCCACTGTCTCTATTCCGCTGGTTGCCTTGCTGTAGACGAGGCAGATAAGGTAACGCTGGTTATAGCCCGCCTGACCGTTGCCGATGCTCACGTCTTCGCCCGCGCCCTTGATGCGCACATGTCGCCCCTGCAACAGCAGTTCACCCGCCGCAACGTGGCACGTGTTCGCGTCGGTCATGGTGACCTCGCAACCGCTAAGCAGGTAATTGCCGTTGCCGATCAGCTCAGCGTTTAGCGCCCCAACGTCCTCGCTGTCTACGTGGTTGGTGCCGCCCATGCCCGTGATCAATTCAATGCCCATTTCAGCCCCTTAGTAATCCGTCTCGGTCTTAGCCTGTTTGTCGTCTGTCTTGTAGGTTACCGTCAGCGTCCCACGGTGGTCGTATGAGGCTATGACCTTGCCAACGGTGCTCTCCGCGCTAACGCCTGTAAGGGAATCGTAGGCGGCTAGAACGTCGTCAATGCCCAATGCCTCCCCGTCAACGTCCACCAGCTCGGCGGCGCGGAACGTCTGCGCCTCCTTCAGCCGTTCGGTTCCCTTCTGCTCCAGCTCTTCCGCCTCTGCGTTGTTGTAGTCGTATATATCGCATCTCTCCAACGCGCCTTTAAGCGTCTGCCTCTTGCTGACGTTGCCGCTTGCATCGGCGTAAAGGTGCACGACCACGCGAGCGGCTAGCTCGCCTTTTCCCAGACAGATTAGGTGATTGGTGGGCGTGCCGAAGAGCTGGGTTACCGCCTTGGTCTCAACTCGCTTTGTCGGGGCGCTTGAAACAGTCACGGTGCCGCTTAGACACTGTATCGAGAGCGTGCGCCCAACGGTTGCCAGCATGGCGCGCAAGCCGTCATAGGCGGTTACGTAGCGCCCGAAGCGGTAGCCGCTGACGGCAACGCCCGCCGCTGTTGCCGGGGCTTGCATCACACCATCAAGCCCAACGCGCTTCAACACGGTGCCTATCACTGCGTTAACGTCGCCTGTGGCGGTGTAGTAGTCTGCGCCGCTGTCTGGCTGGATGACTTTGGAAGACAACAGCCCGTGCCACGTTGCGCCCGTGTACGTCATAGTGCCGTTTTCTGGATCGTGCTTAACGTCATCGATCATGCCGCCGCACTCGGTGCCGTCGATGTAAAGGTAGCAGTGGGAGGCTAGGCGCTCTTGGTCGTCGTTGAAAACCGCCTGAAAGTCGTTCTCATCGCTTCCAAAGGCGAACTCGGCGGAAACTGGGCGCACCGCCTTAACGTCGGTCAGGCTGCTGTCTGCATAAACGCAAAGCATGGGGCTAGCTCCATTCTGGTTCGCTTCGATGCTCGTAAACGCAAACATCGAACGCGAAATCGCCTGACGCGCTGATGTCGGACACGCCAGCGGGCACCTGCTTGAATACGTAGCTGTTGGAGGCTTCGCCGCCCTCATAGCGGCTGCTGAACGCGTTTGTGCGCACGCCATCGGCGGTAACCCGCGTTATCGTCTGTGCCTTGGTGTCGATCTCCACCATGCCGCCCGCCTCGAACTTGCCGTAAACGCCGTAGGTGTTGCCCGCGATGACGATATGCGGGTCGGAGCAAGCGCCATAGAAGCGTATTAGAGCGTTGGACGGGCTTAGGGAGGCGTTGGCTATGCTCGCCTCGGTCATGGGAGAGGTTCCGTAATCGTGAGGGAAATCGTGTGGGAGGTTGAGCCCGTAGCCGCTAGAGCCTTCATCTTTGGCATAGAAATGCTTGAAGTTGTCGCGGTACCATGTGCGACCCTCGCACACTATAAGAAGCTCGCACTCTAGAAAGCGCCCGCCGTGCCACCACTCGCCGCAGATGCGCCCGTACACGAAACAGGGAAGGTACCAGCCGTTTATGACCAGCCGCCCCATAGAGCCGTTGAGAACGTCCCTCTCGGTAAGCTCTATGAGCCGTTCGCGAAGAGCCAAGCCCTCCGCTTCGGTGTCCGCTGCGATTCCCACCTTGAATTTTAGTTCCCCAACGTCCTTGTGGAACGCTCCAACGCGCCCGTTGCTGGACGTGTAGCCCCATTCTGCGTTGAACAGCTCGTTTTCGAAGTAATGAAGCGCCTCATCGGAGCCGCCGAACTCCAAGCGCTCCCCATTGGCTGCCTCGTAGGCTATAGCGATTGCCACGGTGCTATACCTCCCTAACCAGGCGTGCGAACTCGCGCTTGTCGATCCGCACCTCCCTGTCTTCCTGTATTGCCTGCTTGATCTCGTCCAGCTTCGCGTAGATGAGGTCGAGACGCTCGGTGATCGCCTGCACGCCCTGCATGAAGGAATCGCCGAACACCGATTCCTGCGTAGTGGAGTCCATCACGGCGACGGCCTTCTGGACCTCGATAGGCGGTATCTCCATGGAGGCGTTGCCAGCATCCACCACCTGGGCGCTCATGGCCCTCACGGCGGCAACCGCGGTTGCCGTCTCGTCCTCGATGCCCACGGCAACGCCGCGCGCGATGTTCTTGCCGATCAGGTCGCGCATGACTCGCGAGGGCGAGTGAATGCCCAGCATGCTCTTAGCGTGCTCAACGGCTTGGTTGACAACGCCGCCCAATGCGGAAACGACCGCACCAGCAGCTCCGCGGATGCCGTTTGCGATGCCGCTGACGATCTGCCCGCCGATGCTGGCAACGCGCCCAGGGATGCCGCTGAGCGTGCTCACGATGTTGCTCATGAACTGCTGCCCCGCCTGGCTTGCCTTGCTTGCCATCTGCCCAACGAAGCTGGCGGCCTGGCCGATTGCGCTGCCCAGGAAGCCGCCGACGCGCCCAGCAAGCCCGCCAAGAGCGCCGCCGATGTTGCTAAGGAACTGCTGTCCAGCGCTGGCGGCGTTGCTGGCCATCTGCCCGACGAAGTTAGCCACGTTGCCAAGCGCGCCCGTCAGGAAGCCCCATATAACGCCAGGAAGCCCGCTTAGGAATGAGCCCACGTTTGCGACGAAATCGGCGGCGCTCTGAGCCGCGGAAACAAGCGTCTGCCCGAAGCTGACGAACGCGGATACCACCTGGACAACAACGCCGATGATCACCGCCAACACGTTGGCGACGAACTGGATAGCCGCCGTAATGGTGGGCATTGCGGCGGTCACGGCCTCAACGATCTGCTGGATCACTGGGGCAAGGGCGCTTATCAGCGTTGTGGCAAGGTCGAGTACCAGCGTGCCGATCTGCGTAAGCGCGGGCATGATCGCCTCGCCAAGCGCCATGAACTGCTCGCCCAGGGCTTGCAAAGAGGGCTGTATCGCGGTGAAAGCCGCCTGAATCTGCGCCCATGCGCCGTTTACGGCGTTGGCGAAATCTTGGTTCGTGGCGTAAAGGGTGGCGAACACGGCAACCAGCGCCGCGATGGCGGCTATCACGATGGTTACGGGGCCGCCGACCGCCGCAACCGCGGAGCCGAGCGCCTTGATCGCGACGGAGGCCGCGCCGACGCTGCGCACCGCCGATACAAGCGACTGCACCGTGCCGACGGCTGGCATTATGGCTGGGACGATCTGCAGGGCGGTGAAAGCCGCACCGACCGCCGCAACGATCGGCGCGATCGTGCCGAAGTTGTCCTTCACCCAGCCGACGGCGGTGACCGCAGCCCCGCCGAACTCGGTAACAGCCTGCTTGATCGCATCGAAGCCAGCTGCTATCTCGCCGTTCTCGTTGATCTTGTCGATTATCTTGGCTATCTGCACGGTAACCGCGTTTGCCGCGTTGCTCATGCTGGTCGCGATGCCGGCGGAGCCCGTCTTCGCCTGCTCGGCGAAGGAAGCCATGCCGTTGGTTCCCTCGGAATCGAGCTTCACGAAGGCGTCGGCGAAGTCGTCAACGGAGACCTTGCCAGATTTCAGTGCCTCGTACAGGTCGTTCGATGATTTGCCAGCGCCGAGCATCGACTGCGCGACGGCATCGAGCTGGCCTGGCATTGCGGTTTGGATGCTGCGCCATTCCTCCAGCTCGAACTTGCCCTTGCTGATGCCCTGCACGTACTGCTCCAGCGCGGCTTCCTGCACCTGCGAAGACTGCCCGCCAGCAACCAGGGCATCGTTGAACGCCAGCATGACGTCCGTTGCCTTGCCAACGTCCTTGAACTTCGGCACGACGCGCTGCACGCTGCCCGCTATGGAGTCGAGCTTCGTTGGCAGCCCCTGGATGTGGTCGCTCATCTTGCCGATGGCGGCCGAGGCGCTGTCTGCGCCGTAGCCTAGCTGCTCCATCACGCGCGGGAACTGGTTGAGCGTGTCCACGCGGCTTATAGCGCCGTCAAGGCTGCTGGATATGACGCCCGCCGCCTTGCTGAAGGCGTTTGCGAGCAGGTTGCCGATGAATGAGCCCTTGATGGCGGTGCCGAGGCTCTGCTTCGCTGTGTCGCCGAGCTTCCCCACCGCAGCGGAGAACTTCGATGAATCGGCATCGATCTCTATTACTACGCGGCCATCTGCCACCCGCTACTCACCTCGTATCATGCGATTGGCGGCGGCTTCCTCCCGTGTCCTCGCTGGCAGCATGTACGCCTGCTTGCGCTCTCGCAGAGCGCGGCGCTCTTCCTTGCCAAGCCGCTTGTCGTCGAGGTCGGCCGCCCTCGTGCTTATCGCCCTCATTGTTTGCGAGCCGTCACCAAGGCCGCCCAGCAGCGCCATGAAGCGCCACCAGTGCATGCCCGTCGCCTCGTCCGTGAGGTCGATGCCGTACTCGCGCTGGAAGTCGGCGGCTATGCGCTCGCCGTCGTAGTCCCAGTCGAGCAGCCGCTTCCTCGAAAGCCGCCTCTCGCGCGCCGTCTGCGGGCGCTGCGCCATGCCTGGGCGCTTGCGCTCCAGGAAGCCGATTGCGGCCGTCACGGCTTCCACGGGGCTTCCCATGGCTTCCTCGAACGGCGTTGGGCTGGTGCCTTCGTTGGGGTAGGCGAGCGCCAGAACGCCTATCACGCGGTCGGAAGCTTCGGCGCTGGGGTTGTCGGCTACGCGCCACACGTCAACCCATGTGCGCCAGTCGGTGTAAACGCGAAGGGGCTTGCCCGATCCCTCGACGGAATCGGGCAAGCCCCCAGTGAGAGCGCCTGCCATCTACTTGCTCCGCTTCACGGAAACGTCCAGGCGGGCCAGAACGTCGTCTATGCCATCGGACTCGATGCTGTTCAGCTCGTCCAGGAGGTATGTCAGAAGCTCGATCTCGTCGAGGATGTTCGGGTTGCGCCCTTCGAAGATCTCCTCCTGCGCCTTCTTGCCGAGCAGCGCGCCCACAAGGTCGCGCAGGGCATCGGAAACCTTCTTCATCGCATCTGGGCTGTTCAGCTCCGATTCGGTCATGTTGGCCATGCGCTTCTGCATAGCGTCAACGCGCTGCGCCACGTCAACGCTGCCCTTCTCGATCACGTAACTCTTCCCGCACACCTCGACCGTGGTCTTGCGGTTCTTGAACTCAAAGCCCATTGTTTGCTCCTTTGCTAGCCGCTACAGGGTGTTAAGCCCCTGCATGTATCCGATCAAGCCGCTAGACTCGATCCCAATGTCGCTAGCCATTTTCGCCAAGCCGTCACTGTCGGTTTTAGCGCCCTCGGCCTCCATCGTCTCGACCAGGAAAGCCGCAAGCTCCAGCTCGTCAAGCGGGTTAGGCTCGCGGCTCTCGAAGATGGCGTTCTGCGCCTCCGTGCCGAGCACCGCCCCCACGTAATCGCGCAGAAGCCCCGACACCGTGCGGGCTGGGTTGTCTCCCGCTTCGTTGTCTCCAGATTCGTTGATGTCGAGGTCGTTGAGCGCCTTCTTCGCCTTGGCCACAGCGTCAAGCATCGAGGCGTTGCCCATGTGGATCACATACCAGTTGTTGCCGATCGCCACGCGGATATCGCGTTCCTTGAAAGTAAAAGCCATTGTTTGCCTCCTGAAAAAGCCGAAGCCCCAGCGGTGAAAGGTAGTAAAGCCCGCTGAGGCTTGGTTAGTGGAAATGTCTATGTCTGTTGCATGCCCTGCGCTAGGCGGTTGCGGCGGTGAACTTGCCCGCGCTCCAGGTGCCCTGCGTCCAGTCGTTGTCGCTCATGGAGAGGGTGCCCTTCAGCTTGATGGGCTCGCCCGCGGTGTTCTTGTCCAGCTGGTTCGGAGTGAGCAGGAACGCCGCCTTCTTGGCGACGAGGCCGCCAGAGGAGCCTGCTGCCTTCTCCCACGTGCGCACGCGGCAAACCTCGACCGGCACGTTGGTGTCGTCCTCGTGCGATGCGAGGAAGGTGTCGAGGGCGTTGTTGCGGTACATGTCCTTCTCGTAGTCGATGGAAGCGCTCTTCGAGAGCGTGTACTTCGGTCGGCGCTTCGTGTCGATGTACTCTGGCTCGTAGGTGTTAGCGTCGTCGCTGAACTCCCAGGAGAGCAGGTTCGTCACGTTGACCCAGTTGGGCGTGGTCGAATCGCCGATGTTCATCCAATCCTGCAGCTCGTCGCCCCAGATCGGTACCTCTGCGGTGGTGGTGTCAGCCATTCAAGGCTCCCTTCATGCTCGTGTTCGTTGGCTGCATTGTGGTGCCTGCGTCACTGCGCGCTGGGCCATGTCGCCGCGCGCTTGTACTTCAGGTCGAAAGATACTTGCCAGTCCTCGAACGCCTCCGCTCTCCCGAGGCAGTAGGGGACGCCAGCCGTTGGGCGCTTGTAGGCCACGTAGCCGTCGAGCACCACGCAAGCGTCCAGGAAGCCGCTTGCGGCCTTGGAAAGCACCTCGGCAGCGTCCAGGCGCTCCTGCTGGTCGTTGGCGGCGATGCGCAGCGTGAGGTTGAACGGCATCGGGCAAAGGACCTCGCCGCTGATGTAGCGGCTCTCCTCCCCGCCGCCGTCCTTCAGCTGCAGCATCATGCGGGGGAGCTTGCCAGGCTCCGCCGAAAGCTCCTCGAAGCGCACGGGGATGCTTGCATCGATCCCCGCGACCACCTCTTCCATCAGGTCGAGCACCTGCGTTGCCAGGTGCTGGTCGTGTCCGTTAGCCATTGAAACTGCTCCTTACGATGGTCTGGGCGGCGCGCAGCCATGCCGCCGCCCTGCTTGCCTTCGCCTTGTCGAACCAGCGCGGCCCAGTGCCCGCGGTTGTGTACTGCCAGCCAGATTGCGCGTAGTACTGCGGGCGGGCGTACCGAACGCCGCCGACACCGCCCCACGACAGCTCCGCCTTGCCGTTGGCGGCCTTTACCTGGCCGCTTTGGCGAAGCGCGCCAGTCAGGAACGGTGCCATCCTGTTGGAATCGTCCTTCGCCGCAAGGGCGTAGGCGCGCGCCGCCTCGGTCTTAACCCTGGTGGACTTCGCCAGCGCCCGCGAAACGTCTACGCTCTTGACGCGGAACTCGCTCATGCCAGCGTCAGCTCGTAGTGGTGGGCGCTGCGCCCGATGCGCAGCGCCGCGACTGTCTGCACCGTGAGCGCCTGGCTGGGCGGGACGGGGGAGCCGCAAACGCCTGGCATCACCTTGTCCTTGCGCGAGAGCTTCGCGCCTATTGGGTGCGGCATGTAGAGCGTTGCGGTGCGCGCGCTCTGGTCGCCGTCGGCGGCTGCGGTCGCCCCTTCGGTTGCCTCCAGCCTTGCGGGCAAGAAGACGTAGCGCTTCCAGGAAACCCTCCTGCCGTCCTCCTGCGGCTTCCATACGGTTATCGACGTGTTGTAGATCATCAGATCCCGACCTCCATAAGGCTGGTGCCGCTCAGCTCGCGCTCGATCGCCGCGGCGACCGTGCGCCTGCGCGTCTCCGACTGCCCGAAGCTCACCGATATGCCGCCAGCCGTGTAGCTGGCAGCGCCAGCGGTCTCGCCCGCTATAGCGTCGATCGCGGCGCACACCGCGCGGCGGAAGGCGGTCGCCTCGTCTTCTGTGATGTTTTCCAAATCGTGCATACAGCAGCGCTGCTTCGCCTGCGCATAAGCAGAGGGGAGGGCGGATTCGAACCCGTCCTCCCCACAAGCGCCGCCGAAGCTGACGTACTCGCTGTATGTCGGCTTTAGCGCCGCCATCGGCTAGCCCTTGGTGCTGGCCTGCGCTGCGGCGGCCTTGATGGTGCCCTTGAACACGAGGTCCACGATCTCGGGGAAGATCTCGATGCCGGAGATGGCCACGGTGTCGTATGCGGCCTTGACCAGCGTGGACTGGTGGCACACGGCGATGTAGCCGGTCTCATCGGTCTTCAGGTCGATGTCGGGAAGCTTCGCGCTTGATGCTGGGATGTAGTGCACCTTGATGTTGCCGGAGGCTGTGCAGTAGATGGAGCCGGCGGGCACCGAGTTGGTGAAGATGAGGTTTCCGAGGCCAGCCCAGTTGGTGATGTACTGCAGGCCGAACGCCGCGAACACCTCGGAGTTTGCGATTGTCTCGGCAAAGTCGATCGGGTTCGCGAAGAACAGCGCGGTTGTGTCGCCGTAGTCCTCGGAGGCGTTCTTCAGCTTCGCCCATGCATCGGATGCGCACTTGACGAAGTCGGTGCCCTCGGCCGTGCCGGTGCCTGTGCCGAGCGCCGTGATCATCTTCTTCTTGATCTTTGACTGGATCTGGTTGATCAAGCGCTCGTCGGATTCGTTCACGGCCTGGTCGTAGCCCTTGGTGATGATGTCCTCCAGGTACGTCTTGGTGTGGTAGTAGTCCAGCGTGATGGCGAAGTCGCGCACCTTCTCGCGGTTGTACTCGGTGGTTGGGATCTCGTTGCCCTTGACGTAGGGGTCGGTGGACAGCTCTCCAGTGAGCTTGTACTGGGACAGCGTCTCCTTCGGGCCAGCTGGGATCGCCTGGGTTACCCCAAGCATCTCGATGAGCTTGCTGGCCTTCAGCTCGAATGTGGTAGCGAAGTCAGCGTCTACCGCCTTGGTCAGGAATTGGTCTTTAGCCATGTTCGGCTCCTTAGTCGAATAGCTCGTAGTTGTCTTCGATGGCCTTGTGCCGCTTCTGCGGGTTCTTGATGGCCATGATCTCCTCTTTCGTCATTTTCTTGCCCGCTCCTGCCGGCGTTCCTGCGCTGGAAACGCTGGAGGTGTTGGGCTGCTGGAACAGGTGGGCGTAGTCCTCCGCGAGCTTGGAGACGTCCAAGCCGCTCACGTGCCCGTCCTTGGCGATCTCGACGCCGCCCATGTCGATGTGGGCCATGGCCCCCGCCGTGTCGATGCAGTTCGCCTTGATCAGCTCGTTCTCGACCGTTAGGCGCTTCTCTCGGTCGCTTGCGCTTGCCGCAAGCTCCTGCTGCGCCTTCTCCGCCTCGGCCTTCGCCGCTTCCACGGCGGCCTTCACGTCATCCTCGGTAAGCGCTTTGTCGAGGTTGTCGGTGAGGTCGGTAACCTGCTGCTGGGCTTCTGAGAGCTGGGTTTTGAGCGCTTCGACCTGCTGCTCAAGGCGCTTCATCTTCTGCTCGTCGCTTGGCGTGCCCTTGGGTTCGCCGCCCTTGGGTTCTGGGTCGTTGCCGTTGCCTTGCTTGGGTTCTGGGTCGTTGCCGTTTGCCATGCCGTAAGTTCCTCTCTATCGGCGTTTTTTCCGCGCTTCACTGCGCGCTCGGTGCCCTCTTCCGCTTGGGGCGTGCGGTTGCAGCCGTCCGCCGCTGCGCGCGATGCTGCGATTGTGCTGGAGGTGTCACAGGGCAAATGAAAAGCCCCGCACATGGCGGGGCTTCGGTTGCGTTGCCGCTATTCGGCTTTTCGTCCAAGTATGGAATCTAGCGCTTCGGTCATGTCCTCGGCTATGTCGCTCACCGCGTAGTACATGAAGTGCGGCGCGTTCTCCAGGCTGACAGGCGACTCGGCGAGCGCGAGCATCACCTCCTGCAGTCCCTTCAGCTTCAGCTCCGCGGCCACGAGGTTGTCCATTGCCTGGTTGTTTATCTGCTTGCTCATTACGCTGCTCCGTTCAGAAAGAGGTTGATGAAGTACTGCTGGCCCTTGCCCGTCACCTTCGGGGTCCTCTGCACGGTTATGTGGCCGTCGCTGTGGGTGATGGACGTTTCCTTGATCTCGAACCAGCCGCGTTCCATGCTGCGCTGCGTCGGCATGTTGTGCGAGCTCCCGTTGGCCCTCATCAGGTAGCCGCGCTGGCGCATCCACTCGAAAAGGCGGCGCTGCCCCATGTCCACGCCGTTCTGCTTCAGGATCTTCGCTAGGTCGCCGATCAGGATCGACGTTTTGGAGGTGGCGACGGCATCGGCGAACACGGCCTTCGGCTTCATCTCGTCGAGCTGCCGCTTCTGGCGCTCGATCGTCTCCTGCGCCACCAGCACGGCGCGGGCCATGATCTCCTCGGGTGACTCGTCGGGCTTGGCGGCGACGTACCCGCCCGTGCGGCGGATGGAAGGCAGCACCTCCTCGAACACCCAGGCTTCGAAGCGCTGGGCGTTGGGGAGCTTGCTGTGCGTTATCAGTCGGTACACGTCAGGCTCGGTGATGAAGCGTGCTTTCTGCGTCCCACCTGCGGTTTCAAGGGGGTGGTAAAATGCCACCCCCTTGCAATGGAGCTTGATTGCGTTCTTGGTGTCGGAATAGTCGAGCGCTTTTGCGATGTCTTTCGCGCAGAAGATGGGCTTGCCGTCAACCTCAACGGCGCGAACCTGCCCGAACTCTGGGTTGTCGAATGATACAATTTCGTTCGGTTGCATTATGCAACCTCCTTTCTGGGGGCACCTTCAGTGTTTGGAATCGGTGAGGGTGCCCCGTCATTTACTTTTCTTCTTTTTCTCTTTCGATTTGCTCGCGAACAAGTTGCTTGATGAACTTCGACTTGTTCTCTTCCTGCTCAATCCTTGCCGTAATCTCCGGCTCTGTTTTCCTGTTGAACGCAACGCCTACACGCAGCATGTTCTTCGCATCGTATCTTTCTTGAGCTGGATACCTCATTTGGTCACCTCCTTGCTGCCGTTAGTATACGTTAACGTATAGAAAGAAAGTTTCAGATGAGCGAATTTCTCCATATTCCAGCCGAAAAATTTGCAGTTACGAAGGGGGTAGCGTTTCGCGACCCCCTTCCCGAAACGCCCCAAAACGCGCAACTCCAGCCCCGAAAAACGGGCTGTAGCCGCAAAAACGGGCGCGAGAGTGCCGATTTCGGGGACTTTCGGCGGGTTCTAGCTGATGCCCATCGACAGGAGGATGGTGTTGGACACGAAGCCGGAGAGGGAAGATTCGAACACTCCAGACATGATGCCAGCCACCTCCCTCATCTTGGAGTTGTCGTCCAAGTACGTGGTGCCGTCCACGGTGATGTGCATGTGCCGGGAGAAAACAACGGGCTTGCCGTTGCCGCTCACGTAGTTGCGCACGACAACGCCCTCCAGCAGCCCGAGCTTCGAGGCCTGCTCCAAGGCCGTGGAGAACATCAGCTCGTTGGTGTCGGCAACCTCGCGCATGATTACCAGATCGGGCTCCACGCCCTCTTCCAGGCATTTGTTCGCATATCGCAGGATCTTGTACAGAACGGTGTTGAGGTCAGCGCCCATCTCGGTTCCTTTCGCTTGGCTGTCTCGTGCTGCTACGGGCGCATTGCGCCCACGATGCCCTTGGCTTCCTCTGCGGCCCTGCGCATGGCGCTGTTCTCCTCCAGGTACTGCAAGCCCCTCAGCGTGACTTCCAGCGCCTGCCAGTCGATCAGCACGGTTTCGCGGCGCTGGCCCGCGTACTTGCGCACGATTACTCCGTCGATAAGCCCCTCGGCCTGCAGCATCGCCATGATCCTGTCGCGCTGCGCTGCATCGATGTCGAAAACCTCGGGCGCGAACATGCCCGGGTCGGTCTCGTCCAGCTGCTCTGCCGCGTGGATGCGCTTCAGCACCTTGTACACGGTGCGCAGCTCTTTCGATGGGGTCAGTTTTCCCATGGTGATTCTCCTTTCGTTGGTTGGTGTACCGAAAGGATACGGGGCGCGTCACAGGAAAAGGAAAACCCCGCCGAAGCGGGGTTTCGTTTCGTTTCCTCTTTACACGATCAGCCCAAGCTGCGTCAGCAGAACGGACTTCGCAACGGCCTTTATCACGTCGAAGCTGGCGCTCCCGACGTTCTCGGCGAGCTTTGCCTTCACCTTGCTCCAAACGGTGTCGGATTCCACGGAGTCCAGGAAGTCGTTTCCTTCCCAGGTGAGCGACTTTATGAAGCACGATGCCGGGGCTGGCTGGTCGTCTGGCTTCACGTAGCTGTCAACCAAGCCAGCCTGCGTCATGATGCGCACATGGTAGGCGATTAGCTCGCGCGAGCGCGATGGGCTTGCCAGGGAATAGGCGTCGACGCGCGGGGCGCTGGTGGCTGCCGAGAGCTTCAGCAGGTCGCGGACTATGTCCATGTCCCTACGCATACTCTTTGAACAACTCCTCGGGGTTCTCCCATTCATCGGCAGGCTGAAAGAGGGCCGAAGAGATCTCTTCCCTTTGCTCTGGGGTCAGGTCCTCAAACCTCCAGGAAGGTGGCGCATCGAACGCACGAAGCTTCTCTCCGCACGTTAGCGAATCCCACCAAGACGGTTTCTCTGCTACTGAATCTTTTCCCATGTGATGCCGAACCTGTCGCTGTACTCTTTCATGGCGATTTCGAACGCCTCTTTCTCATTGTACCCTTTCTGCCGTTGCCGCTCCACGCAGTCGTCGAATCCCCTCGCCAGGAACGGAATGTTTCCATGCTTGTATTTGTAGACTTCGCCGTTGTGGAGAACAACCAGGCCAAACGCATAATCCCTGTAGCCAGATGCAGCAAAGTCTGCGCCGCTTGGCGGAACGTTGCTCGGGTGGTTGTGCAGGCCGATGAGCATCCCGCGGTTATCCTCTACCGCCTTGTTCATCGTGCTGGTTGCCCCGACCGATAAATGCGTTTTGCTGCTGGTGTTCTTCGCCTTCACCTTTCCGTCTTCGATGGAAACGAGGTAAAGGTCTTCGTATGCGGTTCCGTTCCTATGCGTCAGCGCGGCAACGGCGCACTTGTGAAGCTCCATGTTGACGTTTCGGTACGGTGTTAGCCCTTCGAACTTCTTCCTGTACTCGGGCGATTTGATGTAATCGAGGTCAACCTTCGCGCCCTCCGATTTCATCGTCTTCCCCGATATTCCCTTTTCGGATTCGCTCCATTTCCGCCCAGTCAGCCCACGCGGCTGCTTCCCGATGCCGTAAGCCTGCTCGCGGCT